AAGTAAAAGAAACCGCATCGGGTCATATCATCTCGTATGATGACACGCCTGGCGGTGAACGTATTCTTATCAAACACCGTAAGGGTGCAGGTGTAGAAGTCCGCGCAGACGGGTCTGTAGTCATCTCTGCGGTCAATAACAAGGTCGAGGTTACTGGTGGTGATCAAACTGTCATTGTTGAAGGTAACGGTAAGTTGGTGTATAATGGAAACCTCAACCTTGAAGTGACAGGTGACTATAATGTCAATGTTGGGGGTGATTACAATGTCAACGTTGATGGCAATACCAACACCGAGATACGTAAGAACAACACCACAACGGTAGGACTGAACACCAATTATACAACTAAAGGTACTGCGGTAAACAAGACAGTCGAACACAAATCAGATATTGTTTTGGGTAACTGTTATGGTACCATCAAAGGTCATTGGAAAAATAACGTAGGTGCTGAGATTGAAATGTTCACCGGTAATCGTTTCCATGTATCTGCCGAAGAAGAATTTGTGATGACTGCATTGCAGGGTAATATCTCTGCAACTGAAATATCAGTACTTGGTATGAAAGGTGCGATTGGAGGGGAACAAGTCGAGTTCACTGGCCCTGTTTACATGGGGCCACAAGGTGCGGTACCATTTACTTCGGGTGCATCATTCTATGGTTCTTTCCATGGACAGGCACTCGAAGCAATCAAATCCAAGTATGCGCATAAAGCAGAGAATGCGAAGACTGCGCAACTTGCATCCAAGGAGAAAGGTGGACAACCCTCCGGAGGGGCGCCTGATGTGCCTAAGAATATGGAATCTTTATCTCCACTGAAACCAATACCTAAGACAGATGCAGTTGCAGGTCTTCTGTCAGATGGACATTTGTCTATACGTGCAATATCAATTGATAGTAAAGATGCAATACGCAATCATATACTGTTACGTGATGACTATGCGGGACTGTTTGAAAAAGAACCCACTATAAATGAAATTCGATCTACCATGCGAGACGAAGCGAACAGAACAATCGTGAACGAGAAAGGTATCTCATTCCCCGATGCACTGATAAAGAATGGTATGATTGCATCCGACTGGGAAAATCCTTTACCTCCGAAGGTAGGACGTATTGCCAAGAAAGAAACATCTCCAAGATTTGGTTATACTCCACTTGGTAACTCCGTGAAGAATAGAGGTAAAAGATTCAAATGATAACAATTGTACCAGATCAGAAATACAATCCAGCTTTAGTTGATGCGAAGGATATTACTTCGTTCACTAAACTTGCGCCTGGAGTATCAGTCTCTAAGTTTCTTGGCAGTAAAGGAAACCCATGTAGTTTATCGACCATAGACAAATATCAAAACAGTCCTAATGATAGACAACAACTTGCATACAATCTCTATCTACACGCAGAGTTGTTCCGTAGAATCAATGGAAACATTGACATGTTCAAAGATGTGCGTCTTATTGTATCGGAAGGGGTTTATCGTGGTGGCCCTCTAGAAACAGTTGCAGGAGAAAATCTTCTAAAACAAGACGGTCAAATGGTAAGTTACAAAGTAGTTGATGAGAAGGGTGAGATCGATTATGAAAGAACATTCGATCTTGCTGAGTATATCAAGGACTATGTTGGATACGATAAACTTATTCTAGAATATGATAAGTGGGATCCAACAGGAAAACTCAATGCACAAGTAACAGTCGTAATGCCAAAGGTAGATGGAATTACTTGGAAGTTATACTATAAAAATGAATTGGAAACAAGATACAACGGAATACTTTTTGCAAAGAATGAGTTGGTAGAAGTTCTCGAAGATGTATAAATAGAACTATAATATTTTAGGAAAGACAAATGGCTAGAGCATTTTCTATAGAAGACGGGGGATTAGGAAACTTTTCAACTGTCAAATCGACATCGAACAATGAGTATATCGACATTGACCTTTCGTTTGCAGCGAAGGGTGCCGGTGACGTGTATAAGAAAACTGCGGTATCATCTGTCACACAATCTTTGAAAAACTTATTGATGACCAACCGCACCGAGAAACCTTTTTCTCCATACTTTGGTGCGAACCTCAATAGTTATCTTTTTGAGTTGATGGATCAAGGCACAATCAATCAAATGCAGAATGCGATTATACAGAATATTCGTGTTTTCGAACCAAGAATAAATTCCGAAACTCTACAAGTAATTCCCGAAGTAGATGAGAACGGAAACAGTGTTACACTTACGATAATTTTTAACATCGTAAATTCTAGTCAATCCGTAGAATTTACAACCAGACTGAATAGGTTACGATAATGGCAACGACTATTAACTCCTCATCTTTAGATTTTGATGCAATCAAAAACAATCTAAAGACATATTTAAAACAACAGTCGGAGTTTTCGGACTATGACTTCGAAGCGTCTGGTATATCTAATCTATTGGATGTATTGGCTTACAATACGCATTTGAATGGTCTCACTGCAAATATGGCATTGAATGAATCATTCTTGAATACTGCACAGTTGAGATCTTCGGTCGTATCACACGCAGAGACACTGGGTTATGTACCACAGTCAAAAACTGCGGCACAAGCAAATATCAACATGTCTTTCAACATTGGTATCGATCAATCAGATGTACCCGAAACTCTACAGATTGCATCTGGATATAAGTTTACCGCAGCTATTGATGATGCGTCTTATACATTCCAGACTCAGGAATTGATTCAGGCTACTAATGATGGTAACAACTTCTTCCAGTTCACAACACTGTCGGGTTCTACCAGTATCCCTATTTACGAAGGTGTTGCAAAGACTAAAACTTTCTTTGCAGGGGAAGATGCAGAAGAAACTATGTACATCATTCCCGATCTTAACCTTGACCGTGCGACTGCGGTAGTTAAGATATACGAGAGTTCGACTTCGGATGACTTTACCACTTATGTCAATCTAGAAACCGCAACTAATATAACTGCAACCACTCCTGCATACATTCTAAAGGAAGCACCAAATGGTTACTATGAGTTAACCTTTGGTAATGGTTCCACACTTGGTGCGGTACCTAAAGCTGGTGCAAAGATCACAGTTGAGTATCTCTCGGTAGATGGTGCGAATGCAAATGGTGGACGATTATTCGAACCCCTTAATACGGTAGAAGTGACCGAACCGACTAGTGGTAGTGGTCTACAAAGATTACCTGTAGTATCGACAGTCAATAGATCTGTTGGTGGTACTAATAAAGAAACATTGGATTCTATTAGACGAAATGCGCCATTCCGATATGCAACACAGAATAGAATGGTAACACACGTTGACTATGCTAACTTGGTGTTACGTTCATATGGTGCATTGATCGAAGACATTATCGCATGGGGTGGAGAAGACAATCTTCAACCAGAATATGGTCAGACTTTCCTGTCAATAAAATTCAAAGGGGATGTTACACAATCCCTAGAAGATATCACTAAAGACGATATCAGAGTGTTGGTCGATCAACTCTCTATTGCCTCGTTTGGATTACAATTTACTGATCCGGTAGAGACGTTTGTCGAAACCAATGTCTTCTTCCAATACAATCCGGACTATACTAACTTGTCGATCAATGCACTTCAAGAACAAGTTAAAGGTGTAATGCTAGATTACTTCTCGACCAATACCGGTAAGTTTGGACAGGCATTCCGTAGGTCTAACTTATTGACTTTGGTGGATGACGTGAGTCCTGCTATTCTATCATCTCGCGCAGATGTGAAGATGCAACAACGTTTCACGCCTTCGGCTGGTGTAGAACAGGATTTCAAATTTAGTTTTCCTTCTCCTATCGCCAATCCGGATGATGTGAACTTCATTATAGAATCTTCTACGTTCAAACGTACCTTTGGTGGACAATCATTAAACTGTAAGATTAGAAATCTTCTGACCACAAACAAACTCCAGATCATTGATGTTGGTACAGGTGACGTGAAGTCCGACAACATCGGTTTCTACGAATCCGGTTCTGGTATCATCAATCTTGTAGGATTTAAGTCGGACGAATCGAAGTTGATCAAACTTTCATGTACTCCTGCTAACGCAAGTGCTATAGTACCACAGAGAGAATACATTCTAGATTATGATAATACGAGATTAAGTGCGAAAGGTTTACGTACCACAGCGAGTAACTAATGTCAATATTCGATAAAACACATAAAGATACTACAAGACGTGACATCAATCTGAGAGCGGATCAGATCGAGTCCGTCTTACCTTCGCATATCCTTGCAGAGTATCCTAAGTTTGTAAGTTTCATCAAGGCCTACTTTGACTTTGAGAATCAAGAAGATTCGTTGACTCGTTTTTTGAACAACATGTTCGAGACGCGAGATGTGTCACAAACAGATTTGGATCTTCTTACTTATTTTGAAGATGAGTATCTGTTAGGTCAGAATTACTTTCAAGGGTTTGTTGATAAAAGAACCGCAGTAAAATACTCAAGTTATCTGTATCGTGCCAAAGGTACTAGATACAGTATTCGACAATTCTTTAAAACTTTCTTTGACATTGAACCAGATGTTGTTTACACAAAACAATACATATTCAAGTTGAATGAGTCTAAGGTTGGTGCAGAGAGTGCAAGGTACCTTACTGACAATAAACTATATCAAACCTACGCAATACAGATTAGATCAGAACTTTCTCTTGCGCAATGGCGTGATGCATATAAACTCATGGTGCATCCTGCCGGTATGTACCTTGGTGGTCTCACTCAAATCGTAGGTACTGCATCAATAGATCAGTTACAGTATGATCCGGGCGAAGCAATCAAACCACCGATTGTGTTGGAAGGTATTG